TGGTCCCCCATAGGGGTCATACGCATAAGACCAATGGTGCCGCTAACAGTGCGGGCAATAGGCTCAATGTCGCGGGTATCAATCTGCCCAAGCACATCAATACGGTTAACGAGAATGTTCTCAGTGACAGAAACGCCCGTAGCATAGCCAACGGTCTTAGGCTGACCACTGCCCGAGGGCTGAACTTGAATCAGCGCGTTCGAGCCGTTGATAGAACGGATATTAGGGATAGGGGGAAGGATTGCCATGTTGTTAAGCTCCTATTACGCCACGAGGTAGGTGTTGACGAGGATAAAGTTCAAAGGCTTCTGAGCCTGTAGGGAGTACGACACATTGATTACATCACCGGCGAGTGCGACAGAAACATCACGGAAATCCGCGATAATCTGAAGATTGCGCTGTTCCGTAAGACGGTCGCGAACCAAGCCCTCAACAACGCTAACCTTATCCGCGGTAGCCTTGCCGCCAATAACAGATTGAAGGTACTGACGCACATCACGCACCGACACATTCACGGACTCAACGGAAGATACCTCGCAGTACACGGGGTGATCCTGCTGCTTCATGTAGGTGGTGATACTACGCTCCACACGGTAAGGCGCGCGCTGACCCGTGAGAATCACAAGACCCTTGCGGATAGCCTCCTCGGCGTAATCGGAGGGGGAGCCGGTCAAGGAACTGTTCAACAGCCCCACAACATTGTTAGAGAACTGCTTGCGCGTAAGAGGCTCACTGACAGGCGTGCGAGCCTGCATAACCGCGAGGGCAAGTGCAGTCCAATAAGGCTGAACAAGGGGAAGGGGAGGGGAATTCACACCACCGGATCGGATCAGTTTAAGCCCCTGAAACACAACCGCTACATTCGGGTCATTGATCGGCTTCGCCCACGACAGATGCGCCTCGTTAACCGAGAGGTTAGGCGTAGTCCCGAGCCACAGATTCCGCTCCAAACCCGAAATCTTAGCGGCATCACGGATATGCTGAACAGCAAGCTCATGAATCTCAAAGGTAGGGACGAAGGGAACAACAATGTTGATGTTCTCATACAACAGCGCGCTGAAAGCACTCTCCCAATCGGAGGAGTCGGGGGAAGCACCGTTAGCGCCGCCGGACAACTGCTGCTCGAAGGCAACGGGAGCCGCGTTAGAAACGCGCTTCACACGAAGGAACTGCGACAGACTGAAAGAGCGGTTAAACACGCGGAAGTTATTGGTGCTGAGAGAAACCGCAGCACCCAAGATTGAGGTCGCGGTCAAGCGGTCCAACATATTGCCTGAGACGGGAACAGCGGGAGCGTCCACCTCGAAACGATCATCAAGGGCTACAAGGTCATTAAGAAAATCCTCAATGTCCTCAATATCCTCCAAGTTGGTAGCCTTAATCGGGAAGTTAACCGCGAACGCGCCGCCCGCGGTGCTACCACCCGAGATGTGCGTGATAGAGGTAAGGGTCTTGAAGGACTGCGTGGTGGTCTGAGCGGAACTCGCATCAAACTCAAGAGACTCAGCAATAGCCTCACCGTCCTCATCAAAGCCGTTAACGCTCAGAATAAGGTCCGTGGGAGCCGCACCCGAGGGGGTGATCGTGATCGTGCCGCCACCCATAGAACTGCTACGAGGGGCGAACACAACCGTGTCAGCCGCCGCACCCGTCAGATTAGCTTGGGGGATAGAGACAGTGCCACGCACCACAATCTTCTTGCCCGACTCAAGATCAGCACCCGCGTCAAAGTCAGCGTCAGAGCCTACCTCACCATCCGAAACAGGATTCGTAAGGCTACGAAGCTCAACCTCAATGGTCCCCGCGGTATAACTAAGATGCCCCGCCACAGTCGGGTTAAGCTCCACGGTCGGGAAGTCATCGTCCCCAATCGCCTCAAACTTCTCAAGAAGAGTGCCGCTCGAACCGCCAATGAACAACTGCATATCAAACTTGGCGGGTTCATCAGCGTTTGCGGACAGCTTAACAGTAAGCTGTTCCCCAATATCACCATAGAACTTGCTCTCAATACGAAGCCCCTGCTGCACCGTCTTGGAAGCCACACTCTCACGCACAGAAATAAGCGTGATGGAGTCGATAGTACCGAGAGTGACAGGCACAGCAAGATCGCCAAAAGAGAAAGCGGCAATGTCCTGCACCTGCTTCAGATTCTCATTAGGGCGAAGACGGTTGCCGTTCTCCCCCGTAGGGAAGAAGAAATCGCTCATAGTCTCCGGCTGAGCGAAGGTGTGCAGCTTATCCTTCCGCAGAGCGGGGAACTCACCGACAACCGCGATATTCCCTGCGGCTAGCGATGTGGGACCCGTAGTCGCATCAATAACGCGAAGATAAACGCCCGGACGGTAGAGGCGCTGACCATTGAACAAAACACTCGTAGGCATAGTATTCTCCTGTGGGGTGTGTGAGATGTGTTTTACTCTACATCAACTCCGCCGCCTTCGCCACTAGGTAAGTCGGCGGGACCGTAGATAGATTTCTGAACCTGAATATCAAGAGGTTCAGCGACTTCACCTATATTTGTAAGGTCCTCCACCTTAAAGGGCAAGACAGATAAGTGCAATGCGCCATAAACACATTGCCTACCGTATACACCCATACCCGCTTCGGACTGTAGCTGTGGCTCCGGCTCTAGGCTAGATGTGCCTAAATACAGGATATTTTGGTATCCCGCGTTGAGCAACTGCGGAGTAAATATAAGTACGGACGCTTTCACAATTGCGTGAAGAACACGAATCCCCTCTATCTCACCGGCGTAGATATTGACGCGGCACTCTTGTGAGGTGAACTCGTGAACATACTTGATCTCCGTCAGCGGCTCGCCCACCGCTGAGTAAATACTGCCGCTTGAGTTGCCAAGCCCCTGCGCGTCATAAAGTGCCTCTGTTATTTCCACGGTTATCAGAGGCATCTTCTTGGTGGTCAACTTATTGAAGCCCAAATCAAAGTTAGGCTTGCTCGCGTTTAACCACGCGAACATACGCGCTTTTAAGCTGTCGCCTACATGTGGAAACAGTTGGTGAAACAGTTGCCTAGCTGAGGAATAATACTTAATCCCGTTCGCAATAATGTGCGTCATGTGTAGGTCCAACATTTAGTCCTTCACCTCCAAGAACTCTAGTTTTGCCTGAACGCGAACCGGTAAGTTGGTGAAAGTGTCGGTAGTTCGCCCTGTGATGATCTTAGTATCACGGATACTATTCGGATATGAAACAACAATGTACGAAGGGTTTATAAAGTAAGAGAAAGATACGCGCGAACCTACTGCGGGCTTTAGTGTCCAAACTATTTCACCGTCCACCACGGAGAAGTGCGTGCCTTGCACAAGCTCCCCACCTACCACGGCTAACCCCGTAGCCGCATCCGCGCGATGCGCGTATAACACCTCGGCTGTCGTATTCCCTGTAGCAAGCCTTAGATTTCTAGACGCAATAGGGAAGCGCAAACTGTATGTGTTAGCCGCCGTGATATCTATAGTTTCCCTATAGATCATTACCGACTGCTTCATCACAAACCGGTCCCCAAAACTCGGTAAATGCTCAGGGTTTACCGTGATGTTTATAAGACCTTCACGATAACCGCCGAACCGCGCGTTCAGATACTCATCTTCAGCGCCGGTGATAATCGCTTGGACTTCTTGTGCGGAGTGGTAAAGCAAGCCTGACCCTTTACACACGGGGCAACTTGTTAGATGCCCTGCTCCGCTGTCGGCAACCTCCACTATTTCTGACAAATCTAGCCCTAGAGCCTCATTCTTAGGCTTGCAGGGACATTCAGCGGCTTGCGACCAAGTTAGAAAATTGCCTTTTTGTGCAATTGTACGGCGAAAAGCGTCCTCATCAAAGTCCGGACGAGTTAGCCGTTGGTCCATAGGGGGTGATGGTAAAAGAGCCATGTTGCACCTTTAGACCGAGAAAGTGTTGATCATACGGTACTTCGCACGAAGCGAGGACATTGTAGACTTCAGTTGCTCTTGAAAGCTCTTGATACGCGCGCCATACCCGGCGTTAGTCGCAGAGCTAGTGGTCGCCACGGATTGTGATAACCCGTCCACGCCTATACTGAACTGCGCGATACCTGCGCCTGCGATAAGATCACCGGCTATATCAAGCGGGGTGATAGCCGCAATCATGCCCACAGCTTTCAAGATAAGCGGGTCCACCGTATGAGCTACATAAGAGATGGTCATATCCCCATCATCCGGCGCAGTACGCACAGAAATCTTAAAACTCTCGCTTCCGCTTTCACGCACCCTCGCACCCGCCCCGCCGGCATCATCAAGCACAGTTAGCTGCACATATAAGCGGTCCCCATTTGTAGGCGCTGTGAGTTCGATTTCTACCTCCGTATCCCCCTCCGGAATAGTGGCGACCCCCTCTTGAAAGAAGAAACCCGCCTGATAATCTACTGAAAAATATGAAGGCACAAACTTGTACGGCGAGAAAACATCGCCAAACAGCAGTGGAATACCCGATCTAAAGAAGAAAGAACCTATAGTGGTGCTTGTCGGGATTAAGTGGATTTGCCCCGCTTGTGCAGAGCTAATCACAGCCCACTCCGCAGGCATCTCCACCGGAGCGTAATTGCCTAGTGTTATCTCTAACCCTGTAATCGCCCGCACGGGTCGCATATCAAGCATAAACGGATAAAAAGCGTCTTTATGCTCAACAATAGCATCGTGTTTCTCCCGCTTTACCTTAAACGGGTCGATAACTATCCCTAGCTCCGACTCCACCACAGATATAGCGGAGTCTATCGCCTGTTCAAACAACTCATCAGGATAAGGCGACCCATCAGGAAGCGTTAGAGTCACGCCTAACACATAGTTATTCTTGATAAAATCTACGGTTATCAAGTCGCGTATGCTCATAACTCTTACTCCTTCGCCTTCGCAGGTCTACCGCGCTTGCGCTTCACGGGAGTAGCCTCTGCGGAGGTGCTGTCGGTAGCGTCAGCCGGGGTGCTGTCGGTAGCGTCAGCCGGGGTGCTGTCGGTAGCGTCAGCCGGGGTGCTGTCGGTAGCGTCAGCCGGGGTGCTATCTACGGACACAAAGCGCCATGCGGGGTCCGCGCGAAGAACACGCTCCATATCAGCGGTGGGCTTTGAGAGCAACACACCCTTATGATCTATGGAAAAGGTATAACCTCTTCGCACGAGCGTGATGCGGCGAGAAGTAAGAGATAAAGCGCGCTGATAAATCCACATGAGGTGTTATTCCTTTGTTGTTTAGGTCCCTTATATTAAGCGGGAACACACAACGGAATTCAAGTGTTATAATAAGCCGCCAAAATAACAAGGGGGCGACCCACAGTTAAGCGAGCCGCCCCCCGATACCAACTAACAGTTAACAGAATTACGCGCGGAAGTTCCCGGTGCTAGAGATACCCGCGTTGTTAAGCACGAACATCTTGGAGGGGACCTTCACGATAGGGCTAGCGAAGAGCATCAGAAGGAACGGACGGATGCTAGCCGTCTCAGCGAGCGGGCGGCGGATGAAGTCAAGCAGACGCACAAGCTGAAGCACCTGCGGATCATGCTGAACAAACACAATGGGCGAACACTCATACTTCTGACCGTCAGCGCCATCATTCTTATCCGAGATGGAGGTAGCGGCGGCGGCACCACCCGCGCCGCGCGCGGCGGGGACCTCCTTGATGAGGCGCAGAGTGGACGCGGCACCGTCAGCGGAAGAGCGGTACACGCGGTAGTAAAGCGCATCGCTAGCGGCGGCAAGGGTGAAGCTCACCACATCGCCCGCGACCACGGCAAGACCCGCCGAGACAGCAACAGGATCGCTATAACCCTGCTCATTCACGGCGATCACGCTATAGCGGTAGGCACCCGCATCACCCGCCACGAACTTGGAACCCGCACCCGCGCCGGCGGCGGCGGCAACCGACACGGTGGGGGCGGCGGGACGCGAAGCGGTCTGCCCGAAACCCGCGGCGGGCATATTACTCGCAAAGTGGAGGAACGGGGCGGGGCGAATCGCGACCTCACCGTAGGGAGCCATGATGCTAATGTTCTTAACACCGAAGGTGATCTGCGAAGAATCGCGAACCGTAAGCTGATCGTGGCGACCGCCCTCCACGCTCTGCTTAATCAACTCGCTATGAACGCGAGGCTCCACATAAATGGTGTCCGGGCGACCGTAGTTAGGCGCGCTGTACACCTCGCCAAGCACCTCCTGAAGGAGGAGAGCGGTGGGCGACTTACCCTCAATGTCCATCACATTGTTAGGCGCGTTATCCGACACCTGCTTGATGATACCGTCAAAGCCCTTGCTGTTCAGAGCCTCACGCCCGTACCAAAGCTGACGCTCAACCTTACGCATCAGGCTCATGGTGCCGCGCATAGTCTCAGCGGCGATAGCCTCACGGTTATCCCCGATAAGCCCCACGAGTGAAGCCACATCAGAAATCTGACGACGCTCAGCCATATACTTGATACGAACGGACTTACGCTCGTACTCAGCAGAGTTAGTGGCAAAGTCGTCAGAGCCGCCGCCGCCCTCCCCGATGAAGGGGTCAAGGTCGGCACCATGCTCACGAACCACCACATACTCGTGCAGGGTCTGCCCAACATTGGTCTTCGGAATCATGTTCCAAAGCGAAAGCTCAGTCATGCCATAGGTGGCACTGCTCAGCGTACCCTCAATACTCTGAGGCACAAGGGGCGACAGAGAGGAACCATCAGCGATGGCACCCGTCTGATAACCTACAGTCGCGCCGCTCTTACGAAGAACCTCATTGAGGCGAACGAGGTCGGCAACGGGAACCATCTCATTGTGAGTAGGAAGCATAGTCTATTCTCCTGAACGCAGTGTGATTAACGGAGGTTAAGCTCCGCAGCAATCTCTGCGGGAGCATAGTTGGTGTCGAGCTTAGCAATGCCGTTAAGAAGTTGCAACTTACGATCACCGATAGC